AGTTATGATGATCTTATATTTAGATTTGGGCCAAGTTTTACTGAAAGAGCAAGGCTTACAGGGACGGGACGCTTAGGTCTGGGAACCTCAGCGCCTGCACAAAAACTTCATGTCGTAGGAGGACAAGCAAGATTTGACGACCATATATCAATTCAGCCTACAAAATTATTTTATTTGGATGGCGGTGGTGATACTTTTATACATGAGGTGTCAGCAAATAATATTGCTTTTAATTCTGGCGGAGGTGAACGAGTTCGTATCAACACCACAGGACTGGGTATTGGAACCACATCACCCGCAAGAGGATTACAAATCCATAAAGAAGGTAATCATTTAAGTTTAACAACTACAGCGTCAGGTACAGCCGCTGGTAATGGCTCTGATTTTAAAGTAGATGCGACTTCTAGTGATTTACAAATTCTCAACTATGAATCTGCAAATACAACTTTCTGGACAAGCGGATCAGAGCGTTTACGCATCGATAATTCTGGCGCACTTATTTTAAATAATTCTGGTGGTGATGCTCAGTTCTATTTAGGAGGATCATCAGGGACAAATCGTATGTATCTTGCTCGCTCTGGGTTAGATTCGCTTTTATACAATGTAAGTGATGGTAATTTAAGATTTGGCACTAATAACATTGAAGCCGCACGTATTGATGCTAACCAAAATTTCATTGTGGGGACTTCTGATGCCGAAACCTATAATTTTACATCAGGTGGAGGTACGGCAATTTGGGAAAACGGGTTAGTTGCCGCCGCAAAATCAGGAGCTATTGTTGGTATTTTTAACAGAACAAGCAGTGACGGCTCTATTTTGGACTTCCGCAAAAACGGCTCAAGCGTAGGCAAAATTGGAACTTCTCAAGGCTCTGTTTATTTAGGCGGTAACAGTAATGGCGGTATTTACATTAATGGTCAAACTGATATTAGACCTTGGAATACATCTTCCCAAGCCAACTTAGATAATTCAATGAGTTTGGGTAGTACCAGTGCACGTTTCAAAGATTTACATCTTAGCGGATCAGCAAATGTTGGTACGAACATATTAATGTCAAATTCAACGACAAGTGCCTTTATGCAAGTGTCTTCAAATATATTGCAATTTGGAACTTCAAGCGATGATCCAGTAGCATTTTTCACTAACAATTCAGAGGTCGCTAGATTCAATAGTTCTGGTAACGCCGCATTTTCAAAAAACGTCACAGTGTCTGGTAATGCGGTTCAAGTGTTCCCTACTTCCGCAGGCGCGGCAAGTATTCAATTACAAAGACAAGGGATTACTACCGCATGGAGTTTAGCTCAAGGAAATAGCGTTAACGATATGTTTGAGATATTGAGGGGCACTAGTAGTTATCTTGCAGTAACTAGTGCTGGAAATGTTCTCGTGGGTAAAACTTCAACAGGCATTGCAAATGTAGGAGTAGAGGCTAGAAATAACGGCTTATTATTTGCCACAGCAGATGGATCATCAGCAGTTCAAATAAATCGTCTAAGTTCAGATGGTGAATTGCTAGAGTTCAAAAAAGACGGAACAGTGTTTGGCGATATACGAGCTAGTAATTCCACTTCTCTTACATTGAATGCTAGAAATACAGGAAACATGATTTTCCAATCTGGCGCTAGTGAAAAAATGCGCCTTACAGGAACGGGATTGGGCATTGGAACCGCAAACCCAGACGCACCTTTAACAATTCATAGTAGCTCCGATCCAGAAATTAGAGTTGGATATAACTCATCACAAGATCACAGAATTACTTGGGATAGTTCTAAGTTGTATATAGATGCTGATCCCGAAAATCAGAATAACAACTCTGGTATTGGATTTAGAGTTGACGGTACTCAAAGACTATTTATAAATCACAACGGTACTATCCACGCTCAAACATCTGGAACAGGTGATTCCTTACTGCTTGAATCTACAGATGCGGGTTCTGGTAACGCTCCGAATATTACTTTATGGAGAAACAGTCCGTCACCCGCAGACGGTGATGCGATAGGAAGAATTAAATTTAATGCTGAAGATGACGCGGGTAATGCCGCTGTTTTTGCTCAAATTGATTCAGAAATTTCAGACGCATCAAATAATACAGAAAACGGCATATTAAATTTTAGAACAGTTACAGATGGCACTTTTGCTACAAGATTGGCTATAAACACACAGGGAGCAGTAACAGCAACTTCCAAACTTGGAGTTGGTGGAAACGCTTCACCAAATTCTGTTTTAGCTGTCAACGGTAGTTCTGGCATTACAAACAACGCGGGAATCTTTGCCATTGGTACAGATACAACGATGGGAACTGGTACAAATATGCTTGTAATGGGTGTTGTTGATGACCAGTATGGTTGGATAGAAGCTGTCAAGCCGGGGCACGACAGAAGGAAGTTAGTTTTTCAACCAAATGGCATATCGAGTTCGTCTGGATTCGTTGGCATTGGAGATACAGATCCCCAAAAGGTGCTTCATTTAAAATCATCTGGTGCAACTGGAATTGCAATAGAATCTACAACTAACGCTCAAAACTTAGATATTGATTATTACAACAATGTAGGTTCTGCACAAGGTCGCATAAGGTATGCAGAAGGTACAGGTAATTTTGATTTTATGCCAAATGTTTCAAGCACCGCAATGCAAATCACTTTCTCAGGAAATGTCTTAATAGGCAAAACAGCAGATAACGATACTTCCGCAGGAATAAGATTTCAAAGCAATGGATCAGGTTCTTTTGTAAGAGATAATAATAATGTTCTTACAGTAAATCGTCTTACTGGGGACGGAACCTTAATGGAGTTCAGAAAGGAC